TTAAGTCTCGGCAGGACATAATTACAGCCTCTGGCGGTACGTCTACTGTCTTTAGCGACTCTGGTCTACCAGGCACTATTACATATCAAAAGGTAGCTTTCGACTTATCAGATTTTGGACTTATAAATAGCTGCACTGTTACACGCACTGGCGGTACGCCACAGACCGTAAATAATCTAGACAGTATCGACACATTTTTTAAGCATACTCGTAACCGTAGCTCGATAGCGCAGACTGATACGGATGCCTTAAATCAGGCACTTATGATCGTAGCAAGTCGCCAGGAGGTAGGAGCAGACCTACGACTAGAGGCTATAACTTTAGATGCATATGATGGAGCAAGTCCAAGCCGCGTTACTGCAGCTTTAGAGCTAGACGTCTATGATCCCATTACCGTAATACAGGTGCTGCAAGGTGGCAACGTAGAGAGCGATACGGTAATAACTGGCGTCGCTTATGACATTACCCCTAATTCTTTTAATACTACTTTTACCACCGCGCAACCGTTCGCGAGTGGGTTCGTGCTAGACTCTCTAGTAGATGGCCTACTAGATGAGGACTCGCTCGCTTACTAAGGAGATATAAATGGCTGCAGGTTTAGGATTTAAGACCTTTACTACAGGTGAGGTTTTAACAGCCGCGGACGTCAACGGCTATTTAATGCAAGGCGTATTAGTTTTTGCAAGTGAGGCTGCTAGAAACTCTGCTATTACTAGCCCACAAGAAGGGCAGTTTGCATACACTAAAGATAATAACAGCCTATGGTATTACACAGGTAGCGCGTGGGCAGCTAGTGGCGCAACAGGTGATATAGAGGGCATAACTACAGGTACAGACTCAGGTTTATCAGGCGGCGTTACTAGCGGTACAGCTGTACTACGCTTAAAATTAGAGTTTGATGCAGAAACAGGCACTACTTATACTTTAGTAGCAGGTAATCTTAATCAGCTAGTAACACTTAACAATGCAAGCGCAATAACGCTAACTGTGCCGCCATCTGTATTTAGCGCAGGTGATGTAATAAATATAGCTCAGATCGGCGCAGGCCAAGTAACTTTATCGCAGGGCGCAGGCGTAACAATTAACTCAACAGGTGCAACAGCAACAGCTCCTAAACTTCGCGCAAGATACAGCGCAGCTTCTATCATCTGCACCGCCTCAAATACTTTTTTAGTTGTTGGAGATATTGCTTAATGAATATCTTGGGCATTATCGCCAGTTCTAAGTTTGGAGATGCTGGAGACTTTGAGTCTATTGCTACTGTAACTGTTGGTAGCGGTGGTGCTGCAAGCGCAGAATTTACTTCTATTCCTGCAACTTATAGTCATTTACAACTACGTGTTTTATCTAGAAGTAGTCGTAGCGATGGCGGCGATTACCTCAAAACTCAATTTAATTCAGATACAGGCTCTAATTATTCTTGGCACAGATTAACAGGTGATGGCAGCACAGTAGAGGCTGCTGCTGGAGCAAGTGCTAGTCAAATTATTTTGCAAAGAATGGCTAGTGACTATTTGAGTGCTAGTATTTTTAGTTTACATATCATAGATATTTTAGATTATGCTAATACTAATAAATATAAAACAGTCAGATGTTTAGCAGGTGTAGATAATAATAGTACTGATGGCAGAGTAGATTTTTCTTCTGGTAATTGGCGAAATACTAATGCGATTACAAGCATCCAATTAGGAATGTCCACCGCTACTAACTTCAAGCAATACTCCCAATTCGCCCTCTACGGAATACGGAGCGCATAATGCCTATAACTTATGAACCGATAGCAACAAATACGCTGAGCAGCGCTGCTTCATCTGTAACTTTTTCTAGCATAAGCGGTAGTTATACTGATTTGGTTTTGGTTAGTAATGGTAAAATGACTGGTGGTGGTGGAGTAAATAATAAAATAACTTTTAATAGTGATACTGCCAGTAACTATTCTCGCACTTATGTTTATGGCGATGGAAGCACCGCTCTTTCAGGGCGCGATAGTTCGCAAAATAATTTAGGTTTTATTTATTGGAGCAGCACAAATCCTAGCAATACTATTGTGCAAATTATGAATTATTCTAATGCGACAACATATAAAACTGCTTCAGCAAGAACAAGTGAAGATGGTGTAGCAGCAGCCTATGTCGGTTTATGGCGTAGCACAAGTGCTATAACAAGCATAACTATTACTAGAGGCTCAACAAATGATTTTGCATCAGGCTCAACTTTCACCCTCTACGGAATTAAGGCGGCATAATGGCTAACACATATGAGGCAATAGCCACAGTAACTGTAACTGGCGCAACGGCGGCTAATATGGAATTCACCAGTATCCCTGCTACTTATACTGATTTGTTAATTTTAAGTAGTGTGCGTTTTGATATATCGGGTGATAATGGTTTTTATTTTCAGTTCAATAATGATACTGGAAATAACTACGCTCGTCTTTATTTATATGGCGATGGTTCATCTACATCAAGTGCCGCTGCAACTTCGCAGGCTAGAGTGCCAATAGGAATCGGCGCTCGCTCTACTGCTACGGCTTCTACCTTTAGTAATTCTTCTGGTTATATCCCAAACTATACTGGCTCAAATTACAAATCGGTTTCAGTAGATGCTGTAAATGAAAATAACGCTACTGCGGCAGATGCAATGTTTTGGGCTAGTATTTGGAATAGTAGTAGTGCAATAACATCTATAAAATTATTTCCAAGTTCAGGCAATATAGTTCAATACTCCACCGCCACCTTATACGGAATCAAGAAAAACTAAGAAAGGTAAACAATGCCAACCAAACTAATCGTAGACTGCTCAACTGGAGTAACTACTGAGGTAGAACTTACTGCCGAGGAAGTTGCTCAGCGCGAGGCAGATGCAGCAGCCTTTGCAGAAATCAAGGCAGCAGAGGAAGCAGCAGCACAGGCTAAGGCAGATGCTAAGGCAAGTGCTCAGGCCAAACTTGCAGCACTCGGTCTAACCGCAGACGAGATCGCAGCACTAAGCTAACGTATGGAAAAAAGCGCTAACGGCTGGCCTGCATCTGCAGATCCTGAAGCGATTAACATAATTCGTAAGCGCGTCCCTGGTACAGATCTAAAGCTACGTGTAGCTAAACCTGTAGCGCCTTTACTAATTGGTTTTGCTGCAGAATTTCATAAGCTAGTCGAGCCTATAGATGAAAGTAAAACCCTGGACGACTGGGGCTATTGCTATCGCAAGGTTAGAGGATCTAATACCGTAGTTTCTAATCACAGTAGCGGTACAGCTATAGATCTAAATGCTACTCAACATCCTTTAGCGGCTGTAGGTACTTTTAACGAGGAGCAAGTAAGGGTAATTAACCGTTTATGCCGTAAGTATGGTCTAAGATGGGGCGGTAATTATCGTAACCGTAAGGATGAGATGCATTTTGAGATAGCTCTAAATGCAGTGCAAGTCGAGACCTTGATAAGAGGTTTAGAAATGGAGACCGATGAAGGCGAACCAGAAAAAACAGATCAAGACAGCGCAAGAGGTGGCGGCTTCCTGGGCTCGCGCCGCGCTTAGCGCAGCTTTAGCTTATTACTTAGCTACTGGCGACGTAACGATAAAAGGTTTAACTAGCGCTGCGGCAGCTGCCGTATTACCGCCTCTTATGCGGTATCTAAATCCTAAGGATTCTTTAGGACGTGGATAGTCTTTTAATTCAGCTAGGCGTTATAGCGGCTGCGACCATATCAGGGGTAGCCGCTATATTCGCCTCACGTGCAGAAAAGAATAGCCGCCCAGTCTCTAACGGTTTTGCTGAGGAAGTGTTAGGCGATTTACGTGAGCTAAGGCGTATGCTTTTCACACATCTTAAAGACCACGATCGAGAGGGACAAAATGCAAAAAAGTGTATTCATTGTACCAACCAGGGGAAGGCCACAAAACGCAAAAAGGCTTCTTAAAGCCTGGAAAGATACTAAAGCTGTAGCAGACTTATATTTTGTTTGCGATATAGACGACTGGTCGTTACGCGATTATCAAGCGATAGACGACATAAATATAATAACTAATCACATAACCGCCGCTGGTATGGCTCAGCCTCTTAATATGGCTGCGATGCTTTTACTAGACGATACTAAATACGATCGGTATAGCTATTTTGGATTTTTAGGCGATGATCACTTACCACGTACTGATTTCTGGGATTACCTATTAACATTACAGATACCAGGTAATAGACAAGGAATAGCCTACGGTAACGATTTACTGCAAGGAGCTAATCTACCTACTGCCTGTTTAATGACCAGAGGCATCGTAGAAAACCTTAAAGGTATGTGTCAGCCTAAAGCTAAACATTTATATCTAGATAATTTTTGGAAAAAACTAGGACAAGATATTAACGGCCTGTTTTACTCAGAAAACATAGTAATCGAGCATATGCATCCATTAGCTAGTAAGGGTGCTATGGATGACCATTACGCACGCGTTAACTCAGAGCAATATTACAGCCACGACAGATTAATCTATGAGGATTTTATCAACAGCCTGTTTTATAAAGATTTAGTAGTGGCGCTATCGTGAAAATTTTAATCACTGGTAACAGAGGTTTTGTAGGTCGTCATTTTACATACGCTTTATTAGATCATAATGTTACATATGTCGACATAAAAGACGGAATCGATGCTAGGGATTTCTTTAGACGTGATGACACCTATTTCGACCTTTTGATACATCTTGCGGCAGTGGTAGGAGGTAGGCAGACTATCGAGGGTAGTCCGCTATCTCTGGCGGTGGATTTATCAATAGATAGCGAAATGGCATCGTGGGCGATGCGTACACAGCCTGGACATATTCTTTATTTTTCCTCTAGCGCTGCATATCCTGTAGAGCTACAGACACTAGAGCTAAAAAGGATGCTAACAGAAAACGATATAAATCTAAATGATATACGCCTGCCAGATTTTACTTATGGCTGGGCTAAATTGACTGGAGAGATGCTCTGCGAACATTTAAGGCGTGAAGGTTTAACGGTTACAGTACTTAGACCTTTTAGCGGTTATGGTGAGGATCAGAGCCTGGAATATCCATTTCCTAGCTTTATGGAAAGAGCTGGTCGTAAGGCCGATCCCTTTACCATCTGGGGATCAGCTCTAACTACTAGGGACTGGATACATATAGAGGACATCGTAGAGGCCTCTTTACTATTGGCTAAAGACCGTATGAGCATAAACGTAAACCTATCGACAGGCAGGCCTACGACCTTTATGGAGCTGTTTAACCTAGTAGCTCGTCAGGTGGGCTATAAACCAGTCGTAGAGGTTGATGAAGGCGCTCCTAAAGGCGTCGCCTACCGCGTAGGTAATCCAGCGCTGCTAAACAGCCTGGG